ATCCTTTATTTGCTAGGGCGGGCAAACCTACAGGGATTAGAATATATTAAAGACATGGTACTATTGAGGCAAAAACGTGTATAGCTCACTTGATATTTACAATAAGTCCATCACTCAAGCTGTAACAACAGTTGCAAGCCCTAATGCAGCGTATCAACGAATGGCACAGTTCTGGGATTTGATATCAGATTTGAAGGAAGGTACATACAAGATTAGGAGTGAGCATAGAAAATATTTGCCTCAGCTGGAAAGAGAAGTAGATGATAGCTATGATCGCAGATTAGCAAGATCAACAGTAGTCCCATATCTCCAGAGAATCGAGAAAATGCTGTCAGGAATGTTGGTTAGAAAGCCTATAAGACTTGATGATGTATCTGATTTAGTTAGAGAACAGCTGTTTGATGTTGACTTAGAAGGCAATGATCTAAATATCTGGCTTTATCAGACTGCAAGAACTGTTGTTTCATTTGGACATTGTGGTGTTTTAGTAGATGCACCAAAGGAAGGAGAGAAGGCAAGGCCATACTGGGTGACATATAAGCCAGAGGATATATTAGGCTGGAGGACTGAGATCATAGATGGCGCAAGAGAACTCACACAAGTGCGTTTGTTGGAGAGGGTTGTTGAGCCAGATGGTCAATATGGTGAGAAGGTAGTATCTCAAATCAGGGTGCTTGAACGTGGTAGATTTGAAATCCACAGAAAAGATGACAAAAAGGGCGAATATAAATTGTTTGAAGAAGGTGAAATGAGCTTGAAGGACAAGATACCTTTTGCTGTTGCCTATTCCAATAGGGTCGGATTCTATGAAAGCCGCAGTCCTTTGTATGACATTGCAGAGCTAAACCTTAAGCATTACCAGATTCAGTCTGACTTGGACAATATTTTGCATATTAGTTCTGTTCCATTACTTGCAGTCTTTGGATATCCAAATGCAGATGAGATAACAACAGGCCCCAGTGAAGCACTATCACTGCCACCTGAGTCACGCATGGAATATATCAGCCCATCAGGAGATAGCTATGACAGTCAATTTAAAAGACTTGATGATATTAAGGATCAGATAAATACATTATCGCTTGCAGCTGTTCTTGGTCAAAAGTTAGTAGGAGAAACAGCAGAGGCCAAGAGGATAGATAGATCTCAGAATGACAGCACAATGATGGTAGTCGCCCAGCAAATGCAAGACTTGATTGATAACTGCTTAAAGTTTCACAGCGAATATCTTAATGAACCCAATGCTGGCAGCTGCTTTGTTAACAGAGACTTTGTTTCTGCAAGATTAGAGCCACAAGAGATCCAGTCATTACTTGCATTGTTTACCTCTGGCACTATCAGTCAGGAGACATTATTGAACCAGCTATCAGCTGGAGAGATACTTGGTGATGACTTTGACGTAGAAGATGAAATCGAAATCACACAGAACGGAGGTTTAACGGAAAGAGAAGAACCAGATGCCCCAGAGGAGGAGCCAGCGGACGCAGAGGACGAATGATAAATGTCCACTCCAGAGGTATTTTTTAGAGAAACTATTGACATCAATAGGTATGGAAACGCTGTTGCTGAGAAGTATGTCCGTACTTATAACGAAATAATCCTCAATGCAGCAAAAAAATTAAGGTCTATAGATGAAAGGCAAGTTGCCGAGATAGCTAGAGGAGGGTCAAGGATTATTGCACCGCAAACAAGAAAAAGACTTAGAGCCATAATTAAACAATCAAGCGACAGCTTAGACACTTGGTGGGCTAGATCAGCCCTTGATATGAAAAAAGAGTTGCAGGGAATTGCACAATTACAGAGTGAGTTTGTTGTTAATGAGCTTAAAAAAGTTACAGAAACTGGAGGCATACCCATAAACAGTGTTGCTATTAGTGAAAAATATGCAGACTCAGTAATAATGACTGATCCATCAGAAATCAATATTTTTACCAGTAAACAATTTACAGAAGATAATTTTAAAGAATTTGGCAGGGGTAAGTTCAGACTTACAGCTACTCAAGGGGCATCAATAACACTTCCAAACGGTCAAACAGTACAGAAAGCATTTAGAGGTATAGCTGAGTCCTCAGCAGAGAAGTTAGATTTAGCAGTCAGATCAGGAGTGTTCTCTGGTGAGACACTGCAACAGATTAGTAGGAGATTAGTTGGCAGACTTGATTTTTCACAAAAAGGCAATGTCAAACAGATTGCTGCGGCTGGAGGAGAATTGACAAAACTGGCTAACCATCAGATCCAGACTATCGTTAGAACATCTGTTAATCAGGTTACAAATCAGGCATCAATGGCTGTTTATGCAGCTAATAAAAAAGTCACCCCACGTTATGAATATGTTGCAACATTGGATTCTCGAACAAGTCCTATCTGTCAACGACTTGATGGACAGAAGTTTGAATACAATAATGGCCCGACACCACCTCAGCACTTTAATTGCAGATCTACAGTTGTCCCTGTCGTGGACTTTGATGGTTTGCAAAAGAAATATCCTAATCTTGAAGAGCCATTACCAGAAGGGTTTATGGAAATTGCAAGACGACCCAGCGAAACAGGCAGAGTCCCAGCAGACATAAAATATGGCAACTGGATCTTTGGTCAGAGAAAGGGGAAGTTTGGGGCTAGTGAATTGCAGATCAAAACCTTTGGAAGCAAACAAAAAGCAGAATATTTCAATCGTTTGGCTCAAAAAGAAGGCCCAGTAAAAGCTCTCAGGACGTTTGTAAGAAATGATGGTAGTGTGTTGACCCTTGATGATCTCATAGAAAGATATGGCACACCAGAAAGCATAATCTCTGGAACTGAGGCTGCTGGTGCTGGAACTGTGACGATAGTAGATCCAGAAAGAGCAAACCGATTAGCTGCCGCTGCAAGAAAAGCTGTAGAGAAAGCAGATGATACAGGCTATGTTCCAACTGGCGAATATGGCACAAGAGATGTTGATGATTACATGAAATCAATCTCAAGAACCATGACAATAGAAAAATTTGTTCAAGGTAGCCTTGATGCTTTAGAGACTGCTGGTGGCAAAGTTGCAGCAAATACTAAGAAAATGCGGAAATTTATGGAAAAATCAAAAACTTTGAATCACTACAATATGAGGCTTGAACAAAACCAATGGACTGAAACAATGACACGCAAAATACCTTTGAAAGCATATAGAGAACAAATGGAATCAACTACAAAAGCATTTGAGAAATTTCCAAATACGCCCGATAATAGGAGCAATGAACTCTGGTACAAAGGAATAAAAGGAGCCGTTGATAGTGGTAACAGTAGCCGTATTCATTCAAGAATGTATGATGTTATGCAGCCTTGTCCTTATGGTGCGGCTGGATATACAGCAACACCTAGTTCAATTATTAATACAGAACTTTTAAGTTATTCAAGGCCATTAGGTAAAAGCAATGTCAAATCATTCACTGATAAAGCAAAACAAGCTTTAAAAGATTACACACATACAACAGGGGATCTGGTGTCAAAAGATCATCAGTGGTTAACAACAATGATTCACGAAACAGGTCATCAGGTTCATTTCAAAGGGAGTGGAGCCGCACCTTTGGGAGTTCAATTTAAAAAGTTAGGAGGTAAAACATCAATAACTACTTACAGTGAAAAGGATAAGTTTGAGTTATTTGCTGAATCTTTTGCAGCTTATGTTATGAGTCCAGATGAATTGATTGAACAAGCTCCTCGACTCTATAATTGGGTAGAGGAGACTCTAAACGCAGCCCTTGATTACTTATGACCATCAGTGAAATTGTACAAATGACAAACGATTTTCCAGAAGATCGTACTGTTCCAGCAAAACTTAAAAAAGAAATCGACAAAGCCACAGGCAAAGATAAGGTTTTCTTACAACGATTAGTTGAAGGACTGTTTGTTACAGCAAGAAGTCCAGAGGATATTGCAGCTATAAGGAAGGTGTTTTAATGCCACTCAAGAAAGGTAAGTCACAGAAAGCTATTAGTGCCAACATAAGGCTCCTTATGAAAGAAGGCCGCACATTAAAACAAGCACAGGCTATAGCTCTATCGACTGCTAAAAAACGCAAAAGGAAGTAAGATAAAGACAGTTACTTTTTAAAATCATGCCAATGGGGAAAGGAACCTATGGTTCTAAGGTCGGCAGACCACCAAAAAAAAAGAAAAAAGTTAAGAAAGGTGGTAAAAAATAATGGGTTATCAATTTACTAAACAGGGTGAAGAACCCAAGAAAGCCAAAAAGAAAACTAAAAAGTGAGAAAGTTCCGCAAAGTTGCGAAAGATAAAAAGACTGGCGTTGCTAAGAAATATCTTAGTGGGGCCAAAAATAAGAGTGCAAAAGCATCTGAGATCAAACGCACTGCGGAAGCTTACAAAAGAGGAGAATTTATTGATATAAGAGCAGTATCCAAATCACGCACTAAACAAGATGGCTCCAAAAAGAAAACCACTGTCCGCAGCCGTAGAAAAAAGTCTAAGAGCTAAGGCAGAAAAATCAAGATTCAGTTATGGTCAACTTGCCGCTGTCTATAGGCGTGGTCAAGGTGCATATCTTTCTAGCGGTTCACGCAATGTCTCTATGGGTGCATGGGCTATGGGAAGGGTTAATAGCTTTATCTCTGGTAAGGGTGGAGCTAGAAAAGCAGATGCTGACCTGTTAAGAAAGAAGAAAAAGAAATGAGTGATCCTAGATTAAAAAGATTTGGACTTGCTGGTTTTAACAAACCAAAGCGAACCCCATCACACCCAACAAAATCTCATGTTGTCCTAGCAAAAGAGGGCGATAAGGTCAAACTTATTAGGTTTGGTATGCAGGGAGCAAAGAATAAACCGCCAAGAAAGGGTGAATCAGACGCAGATAAGGCAAAACGCAAGAGTTTTAAGGCTAGACACGCTAAAAATATTGCCAAAGGTAAAATGTCAGCGGCATTTTGGGCGAACCGCACGAAGTGGAGCTAACATTGTGAATAATTGTAAATTTTTTATTTATGGCAGACGAAGTAATCAAGCCTGATAACTCAGCTGAAGTGGCTGCACTAAAGGCTGAAGTTGAAAGACTAAGAAAATCTAATAGTGAAATATTAGATGATTATAAGAAAGCTAAGGAAGCTGCAAAAGCTGTACCTCAAGATGTAGATGTAAATGCTTTGATTGCTTTCAAGCAGAAAAAAGAACAGGAAGAGCTTGAGGCGAAAGGCAGATATGAAGAGGCAACAGAAAAACTAGCAAGTCAGTACAGGGAGGCAGAACAACAGCAAAAGCAAAGAATACAAGAGCTAGAGAAAAGGCAGAGAGAGCTTGAAGTTGAAGCTCCAGCAGTAACAGCACTTGCTGATGTCGTCCACGACCCTCAATATGCGTTGAGTCGCATAAGTAAGGAACAGCTTGCTAGGGAAGCAGACGGCACAGTTGTAGTTGTTGATGGATATAACAGAACTAATGTCAAAGAATGGGCGATGACAAATATGCCACAATGGGCGCAAAAGAACCCAAGACCACAGGGCGGTGGGGCTACTACAACGAAGGTACAGACTGAGTTTGTTTCAAATGATAAAAACCCATTTGCAAAGGAGTCATTCAATCTTACAGAGCAAGCAAGGTTATATAGAACAGACATTAACAAATATAATATGCTCAAAAACGCAGTTACAGGTTAGTATATAGACAACGTGGTTGTGCCATGTCAGAGGTTGTGCCTCGAAGTAAACATTCTTATTAATTCACATGGCGACAGTTCGCAGTGATTTAATCATTCCAGAGGTGTTTACACCCTATTTGATTGAGGCTACTACACAGACAGATAGCTTTCTTCAAAGTGGGGTTGTGCAACCTTTGGCTGAATTAAATCTTTCCTCCACTGCTGGGGGTGACTTCGTAAAAATCCCATTTTACAAGGCAAATTTAACAGGAGATTTTGAGGTTCTTTCAGATTCAACATCATTAACTCCATCTAAAATCCAAGCTGATAACCAGATCGCTGCTGTTCTACACAGAGGTCGTGCTTTCAGTTCAAGAGATTTAGCTAGTCTTGCAGTTGGTAGCAGTACAGATCC